AGCTTTTCTACCGCAAGATGGGTAGCAGTTCCAATTAACGCTCGAAGATGCTTCTTAGATTCTTTCAGCGTATCACCCTCACGGGATTTGACGATAGCTATGGTATGCGGTGAAACTTTACAAGTCTTGCATATCTGTTTGATCGTTGATCCTTCTGCCAGCATCTTAACAACCTGGGCATAATCTTCCGGTCTCTTATCGAAGAACTTCTGACCTGTGAACACTGCGGGACAAGATTCCTCGACCTTTAGATTCGCTGGAAAATTCTCTGCTTGTTGGTACACCCTGGGTTTTTTAGTAGGCATATAAAATCAATCGGTGTGATAATATGAGAAAGTAATCTCAATAAGGAAACAGTCAAGGACAATTAGACATAATGCTTATTGTGCGAGTGAGCTTTTACTGACAGTCAACGACTTGCGGAAATCTATATGCGATTCTTGACATTGACAGGGGGGGGGAGGGGGTCGGATTTCGCGGCCCGCCGATCACCGCGACCGATTGTAGCCCATAAAAAAATTTTCACTAATTGCGGCCAATCGTACTGATAATCTGTTATCATTAAGCCAATGCCTCTTACCTGGACACCGCACCCCGCCTTACCGGCACTCTCCAAATCGGAGATGCTGTCCATGTCCGCTGAGTCAATCCTCGCATACTGGGAGAAGAGAGAACAAGCGGTAGCCCTCGAAAAGGAAGATCCATACCGGCATGGCTTTGAACTGGATACTTGGAAGTTAGCGGATAAGGAACTGAAGACTCACTCGGAAATTCTGCTTATGGGAGGCAATCGTGCGGGGAAGTCCGAACTTTGTGCGAAAAGAGTGGTTCAGACTTTAGTTGAGAATCCAGGCACAATTATTTGGTGTTTAACCGAAACATCGGCAAATTCGATCCAATTCCAGCAGAAGCTCGTATTCAAATACCTCCCAAAGGAGTTAAAATCGTTAGGCAGAGGTAAGGTCGGATATGTCATGTATTCACTTCGTAATGGCTTTACTGCTTCAAAGTTTACTCTGCCCAACCGGTCCGAGTGTATCTTTAGAAATTGGAGCCAAGACATCAGTACAATCGAAGGAGGGGAAATTGGATGTCCGTCTCCACCGGTAGCCGGCACCCATAACATTGGATTTTGGGCAGATGAATTGGTGCCAATGTCGTGGGTGAATACGCTCAGGTTTAGATGTGTCACAAGGTCGCATGAGAGTCCACATGATGGAGTAGTCCGACCGGCAAGTGGCTTAATTTCCTTCACCGCTGTTGACGGATGGAACAGCGTAGTCAAATCGATGCTCACCGGTGCTCGCACCATAGAATCAACGAAAGCGGATCTTTTAGACGGCGAAGAAGTCCCCCTCGTCCAACAGCCCATCCGCAAAGCCAGTTCGGTGGTTTATTTTCATACAGCGGCGAACCCCTTTGGAGGATGGGAGGCAATGAAGAATCAGTTAGAGGGAGAGAAGAGGGAGACGATTCTTTGTAGGGCTTATGGAGTGCCTGTGAGGCAGTCTAGGGCTGTGTTCCCTTCGCTTGGGGACAAAAACATCGTACAGGCTGAAAAACTCCCCGATTTCTCGGAAGCCAATTGGGTAATGTCGATTGACCCGGCGGGAGCAAAGCCCTGGACAATGGTCCTCTTTGCAATCGATCCTCATGGGGTAGCCTGGGCGGTTAAGGAGTTCCCTGACTTCGACACCTGGGGCGGATGGATTGACTTAACCAAAGACAAATTATCAGCCGGCGAGGCCGCCCAACCGAATGGGTACGGCCTCAAGGATTATGCCGATGAGATCCGTAGGATGGAAAAAATGTGCGGGGATAGTGAGGTCATTCGCATAATCGACCCTCGTTTAGGGGCGGCAAGCTATCAGAAGTCGGAAGGTAGTTCTAACATCATCGATGATCTATCGGACGAAGATATCATCGTCCAACCGGCAGAAGCGTTAGACATCGAAACAGGACTCCAGGCGATTAATAATTTATTAGCATGGGACCGCGATAAACCGATGGATTTGGATAATAAGCCCAAATTGATGTTTTCGGATGAATGTCAAAATCTCATAAGTTGTCTGCAAGCATATGTACCTGGTGACTTAAAAGCCGCTCCAAAAGATTTTGTAGACTGCACCCGTTATTTTTGCATCGGGAACTTTGAGTATTTCGGCAAGGAGGAGTTAATTTCAACGGGCGGAGGAGGATATTAATTATGGGAGTAACTAAAAAGTGGAGTCCAATGAAGCGGGACCAAGTGGTAATTTTGCGAAAGACTGGGTTGAGTTGGCCAAAGGTCAGCAAATCGGTGGGTATTCCCCGATCCAGTTGTCAGAAAATTTGGGCGGAGGACTCAAACGGCGATATGGAACTGCCTAAACCACCGGCAAAACAGATAGAAAAGGCACGGGTTCTCAAGCTCGTCCCAAATCCCCGCCTTATGCTCATCCACTTCGAGGATCGGGAAGGAGTGGCAAGATGCGTAAAGCGTCCCGAGCAGAATCACCCTGTTAAATCGGAAGTATATGTCAAACGAGTCGAGGGAGACGATGATTTGTATCGAATCGCATGATCAACAGGAGAAGCGAATTGATGCCATGCTACAGGAAATGGTGGTGGAGGAGGGCTTGTCGGCATTTGAGGCGGGGCGTGAGCCAAACAATTTCACGCTGAAGGAAATTAGCGAATTTATCGGAGTGCCAATCGTGGCAGTACACAGGGTCGAAAAAGAGGCTTTGAAAAAACTTAAAAAAATAATGTTAGAATTGGAAATCAAAAATGGAAATACAGGAATTTAGCGAAAAAGGCCCGGATGTTGATGCCATCAAAAAGGAGTTCGATTCAGCGAAAGCGGATCTCTCGTTTTGGATGGATAAAGCGGAACAGGGTAGGGAGTGTCGATTTAACGAATGGGCTGGTAAAGATGAGTCAGGCAAGAAGAACGGGCCGGAAGCATTCCCTTGGGACGGGGCCTCCGATCTCGAAGCAAATCTCATATCGCCTCTAATTGACGGAGACATCGCCCTCCTTTCTCAATCGTTATCACAGGCCAACCTCGTAGCCGCTCCCGTGGAGAGTTCCGACATTGGCAGTGCGAAGATGGTAAGTGAATTTTTAAAGTGGCGGATGAACTCAATGACGGAACTCCCGAGGGAGGCCGCCATCGGAGCAAACTATTTATTGCAAAACGGTATTACTTTTTTCGGCACTTACTGGAAGAGGGAAACCACTCGAGTATTTAAGGATATATCACTCGAAGAGATTGCCCAAATGTCCCCCGAGCTGGCAATGGCGATCCAAGATCCTGAGATGAAAGAGGGAGTTGAGGAGATGCTATTCCCGCTATTCCCGAATCTGAAAAAGCGAAGAGTCAGGAAGATGATTAACGAACTTCGTAATAAAGGAGTTTCCAAAGTCCCGACTGAAAAGGCGGTAGTAAACAGACCAGCTATTAAAGCTTATGAACTGGGCAGAGAAATAATCATCGACTCAAATGTAATTGATTTAGAGTCTGCTCGGTCAATTCATTGCATTCATTATTATTCTCCCGAGGCACTCATGCAGAAGGTCAATGAGGGATGGGATAAAAAATGGATCGAGGAGGTACTGGAGAACAGTAAAGGCTTTTATGCGAATGAAAGCTACAGTTCTGACTTAATGTCCTACGATAGTGGCAACTTTTACGGCACACAGGATTTTGAAGGCATGGTCCGAGTAATTACGACTTACCGTAAGGAACTCGATGAAGATGATGTACCAATATGCACGATTACCTGTTGGGCGGATGAAGCCGAAGGGCATGGGTTTCACAGTCCGATGGAATACGATGAGGGCAGATATCCATTCGTCTGCATCACCCGCGAAAACCTCAACCACCGCCTACTTGATTCCCGAGGTTACCCCGAACTTTTAAAGAGTTATCAGATTGCGGCCAAGACTGAGATGGATGCGAGGCGGGACCGCGCATCGATGAGTACAATGCCAGCCGCCGAATATGTCGTTGGACGGAAGCCCGAACGGATCGGACCGGGTGCGCAGATTCCAGTTCGCCGCCGTGGAGAGTTTGGATTCGTTGAGATCCCCCGCTACTCGCCAGCATCGATGGAAGTGGAGATGCAAGTCAGACAACTCGCCAACAAGATAACCGGCCGAGCAACATCCGCCGAAGACGCAGTCGAAGCGAACAGCATTCGCCAGCATTTGGTTAATCAATGGCTCAATGGATTCAAACAGGTTCTTAATCGGGTATGGTGCTTGGATAGAACTTATGGCGGTCCACAGATTTGGTTTCGGGTCACGAATAACGAGCAAGGCGCTCAACTCATGCTCGATGAGACTGCCGAGGTTTACGATTTTAATATTACATGGAACAGCATGAACCAGGACGAGGAGAAGGTTCTTCAGAAACTTGATACAGTTGGTAAATTAATGTCAACTTACGACAGATCTGGTCAAGCTCGCTATGACATTTACCTTCGCAAAGTTTTAGAAGCAATTGACCCGAACTTAGCCGGTCAATTGATCGCCCCAGCGGAAGAAGCAACCGACAAGGAGATTCAAGAAACTTCATCTGATATTGCCAAGATTGCATCGGGTCAGGTTGTTAATGTACCGCAACAAGGAGTAAATTCTCAACTTCGTTTACAAAAACTACAAGAGTACCTCCAAGGAACTCCCGAAGTACCAGCAACCGATGTCCAACAGCGTATGCAAGAGGACGAAAACTTCGCGAAGAGACTTCAAACATATGCGGGTCAGCTCGAAATGATGCAGACTCAACAGCGGAACGCACTAATTGGCCAGCTAGGTACTGCCCCCGGCAATGTACCAGGTACTTCAGTAGCCGCTTAACTAAAATTACCATGAGCTTATACAAAAATATCGCAAAGAAGAAAGCACGAATCGCCGCAGGATCAAAGGAACGAATGAGAAAGCCCGGAGCAAAAGGAGCACCATCTGCCAGTGCATTTAAGAAGGCGGCCAAGACTGCAAAAAAACGCAAATGACTTTAGCAGATGCGATTAACGGCCTCGGCGAACAAACCGAGTGGCTTACAGTAAAATCATTTATCCTCGAACAACGGGATATGTGCTTGGTCGATTTCCAAGACTATACCCATGTCGATAATCCTCAAAAACTTGCCCGACTAAGTGGTGAGATTGCCGGACTTACTCGAATAATTGAAAGTTTAGACAATGCCGAAACTGACGCCCCATCAGCAATTTAAAAACGAGCATCGGGCCTTGCTAAATCGCTGGCTCGAAGAGAGCGATATAGATGACGAGGAGATGGCACAAATCGCTTTAACGGATGTAGAGGAATGGATGGACGAGGAAGTTGTCGGCTTTGATTGCGACATGGACCTCGATGATGACGAACACGAAGCGTAAGGGACACCTTTACGAGCAGATATTTTTTGCTGAAGCGCTAAAGCACGGTCTTGAGGTTTTCCCTCCGCTCGGCGATTACCTACCGGTTGACTGCTTAGTTATGAATACGGCGGGAAAGATTTTTAAAGTTCAGGTCAAAGGGACAGAGAGTAAGTCCAAAGACAAAGCTCGGGGTGGATTAGGTCGCTATATGGTCACCACTTCATGTGGGACTGCTAGTAAGGAGACAATCGACTGCACAAAGGTCGATATTGTCGCGGCATATGTCGAAGACGAAAACACTTTTTACAATATTCCATGCATGGAATTAGACGGGGCAAAACGGATAGGTCTATACCCTCACAACCCTGACTCCAAAGCCAAGCACGAAAAATATCGCGAGGCGTGGGAAGTGTTTAAAACTCCCTGAAAAATTTTCTTGGCCCCCTGTCATAATGGGATGTGGCGGACCATATCGGTTCGCAGAAAACCAAGAGTGCGAACTTTAAACGCAGAGAATTATGGCAGATACAGAAATTAGCGAGGCTCCGGCTGATTCGGGAGCAGAAACAAACACGCAAAGCATCACGACTCTCGAAGAGTTGACGGCATCGTTCGTTGACAAAGTAGATACGAGTGAAGCGAAAGAGGAATCTGAAGTGGAAGCTGGTCCCGAGACCACAACCGCAGACGCAGAGACCGACCAAAAAGATGTTCTTTTACAGTCAACCGAAACCGAGGAATCGGAGGAGGAGGAACCGGAAGAGATAGCCGAGGAGGAGTCCACTGATGAATCGGGGGACGATGAGCCACAGTCTAAAGCTGTTGGTAAACTTCTGAAACAGGTGAACCGCTTGACCGCTCGCTCGAAATCGAGCGAAGAGCTTGTCGATACACTGAAATCAGAAATTGCATCATTAAAATCTAACCCTCAGAAGCAATCGGAATCTAGTCAGCCAGCTCTCGAAGAAGTCCAGGACTTTCAGTCTTTGGAAACTCTTCGGAAGGAAGCTTTAGCCGCCAAGCGATGGTCGCTCCAACACATCGGAAAAGATTATGTCGAAGTCGATGGGAAGGAATATGCCGATGAGGATATCAGAAATATTCTCACCCAAGCAGAAGATTATCTAACGGAGAAGATCCCCGAAAGGGCACAATATCTCCAGGCATCACAGCAATGGCAACAGGATACGATCAACACTCATCCGTGGATTTCAGATAAAGTCGATACTGATATAGCCGAAGAACGGAGATCCGTTTTAGGTCAAATTAAAACTCAGTATGCAGACATTCTCAAATCCCTACCTAATGGCGATTTTGTTGCCGCAACACTCGTAAGAGGGGTGGAAGCGATCAAACAAGATCAGGCAGCCAAGTCAGCCAAGCCTAAAGCCAAAAGGGTAGCCAAAGCACCACCTTCATCGATGGGCGATTCATCCCCACCGGTACAAACCTCGGCCACTCGAAAGACTGCAAATAAGCAAAAGATTTTGGAGCGTAAAGTCATCTCGGAAAACGATCTCGCCGCATTTCTTGCGGACTAAAAAAATTTAAAAATCTTAAAATAAGGAATTATTAAAATGGCTATTGCTACAAGTTACAATGTTACCAGCACTAAAGGTGCTAGAGAAAACCTAGAGAATGTATTAAAAACAGTTGAACCTACAGAGACACCTTTGTACTCGACTTTATCTCAATCCGCCGCACCTAAAGCGACTCTCAATGAGTGGCTTGTGGACTCACTTGCTAGTCCTGAAATCGGTGGAGTAATTGATGGGGTTGACCTCACAATTTCTGATGCTCAAAATCTTATCGACACAAGGGCGAGGATCGGAAATCGCATACAAACCCTAAGAGATATTTTTTCCGTCTCAAGGCAAGCGGAGATGGTAGATGTTGCTCCTGGCGGATCTTTGATGGCATCGAGCCGTGCAAAAAGTTTACTACAGTTAAAGCGTTCAATTGAGACGGCAATCGGATCAGGTAATGATCAGTCTGCTGGAACAAGTTCCGCTGGTGCTTTGATGTGTGGCCTCGGAATTTGGTCTGACCCAACTGCAACCGGTAACACTTTCGACACATCCTTGAAACAAGGTTTTCGTGCAGTAAGTGGTTCAAGAGTAAGTCTTGCAAGTTTGACTGAATCTGCTTTCCGTGGATTACTTCAAGCTGTTTACACTGCCGCCGGTTCTAAAGGTACTTACAACCTTTTTGCTGGTCCAGCCGTGATGAACAAAATTACTGACTACACTCGTTCGACTACAGCTAATGGAAACTTTAGCTTCGATCAAGATGTTAGTGGCAAGACCCTTGTCAGAAGTGTGTTAACATATGTCTCCGACTATTCAACTATAAATATTATACCGGACCTTTTCTTAGGGCGTGTAAATGGTTCTGCTAGTGGTACTGACACAGTTGAGGGTACAGTGAATACAGACCGTGCTTACCTCATCCCTGGTGATGACACAGTAAGTCTGAAATTCTTGGAGGGTATCACGATTCAGGATCTTCCTGACAACGGAGCCGGGAAACGGGCCTTCTCTGAGACGATGCTTTCGTTGAGGGTCAGTAATCCCCGCGCACTCGGAAGTATAGTTTAAGTTGGTTTATTTGGTGTTATTTTGGGAGGCCGGTTGGGTAGTGGCCGGCCTCCCTTTTTCTTTTTAAAATATGAGTCTTAATATCATAGTCAAAGGCGGGAAGAGAAGTGGAATGTCGGGCGAAGAAATGGCCCACTACTTATCGAAGAAAGTTGAACGGGATGCCGAGCGAGAAAAAGCTGGGTATAGTAAGCGAGCAATCGCCGCCCGAAAGAATGCCAAGAAACTTAGTGGAGGAAAAGATTTCCGCTTAGTTTCTGCAATTGATGCGACTACCTTTCTTAGACATGAGATCCAAAACAAGGGCTGTATGTCTGATTCAGAATATCGCCGAGACTTCGCAAAATCCAACCCCGAAACAGTAATCGGGAGCTAACCATTTAAAATTCAAAAATCATGGCAAATTACGCAACCGCAACTTACACAAATTTAAAATCAAGATTCCAAGCTTTGGCTGGACTTGAAAGTTTACAAACTACAGATGCGAGCTTTCTTCGTGACCTCGTTAACCGGAGAGCGAGGCTTGCCCACGAAAGATACCCGTGGCCCCAATTTACAGTTATAGGAGAATCTATTGCCATTGTAACCAGCGATGCAAATCAGCTTCGCGTTTATGGTACATCGAAGAAAACTTCGGCAGATGCAAATGTTGTTTTCCGAATCCACAAGGCTGACCCTGGTAGCACACGATATCCTGACGAATATACTTATTACTCGGAATTAGATTCGGGCGGATTTCCTTCTATCAAAATTATCGAGCCTACTGCATTAAATGGAATAAATGTTTTCGTAACTTATCGAAAAGATCTTCGTTCCGAAATTAACAGCGGCTCGGCAACTACTGGATACTACGGTGACGAAGCGGGTGACGAATCCAATGTCCCTAATTTCCTTCTTGATTACCTCGTCCAGGGCAGTTACGCCGATTTTCTTCGTGGGGACGGCCAGACATCGAAGGCGCAGCAAGAGGAGCAAAATGCCGAAAACATCTTAATCCAAGAGATTGATATGGTCCGTGAACAAGGCCGTCAGTTCAGAAACGATATCCTTCAGTACCGCCCACCATCCCAATTCCAAAGGCACAACATTCAGGCGGGTGGATCTCCAGTTAATCCTGGTATCGCAAATGTTCAGTAGATGCGAACCATCGATTTTACAGCTTTAGAGAAACGCTTCCAAATGGCGGCGGGACTGGCCACCTTAACCGAGGTAGACGAGTTCTTTTTTAAACAAGCTGTAAACACTCGGGCAGACTTAGTTTGGTCACGAATAAAATGGCCTGAACTTCAGACATTAGTGGAAAAGACGGTAGCGGCCACCACTTCGCCAATAGCCGCCGATAAGGCAGTTCAAATTGATAATGCGGTGGATATTCAAGATGTCTTTAAGGTATACAATAAGAACCCGCTTACGGATCGTTCGGCCATTTTAATTGATTTTCAGTTAATCAATGGGTTTGTAGTTTTACCCGCCAATTCGACACAAAGTTCAATATTCATAATGGGCAATTTAGTCCGACCCGAGTATGGAAAAGAGTCGGGTGACGAGCAAAATATTCCAATGTTTTTAATGAACTATTTATTAGCCGGCATCCTGTCTGACTTTTTGCGGGGAGACGGTCAGACGGAAAAAGCAATGCAAGAGGAGCAACGAGCCGAGGAATATTTAGCCCTAGAAATGGATAAGGCTGAACGAATCGAGTCGCAAAATAAAATTACTTTCAACACATATCCGAGCTACAGCTTCGGAGTTAATATTTTAACCACAGTATAAAATTATGGGAATCTCAGCAATTAATGTAAATAACAGCATGGGTAGCAATGGGTGTGCCTATGTGAACGACACAGCCGCCCACACAAATGGCACAGACGGCTGGACTGCAATCCAGTTCACGGAAGACTCAGTCCTTGCCGCTTTAGTCGGCAAAATGGATGACTCAGCGGACTTAATTTCCGATGCAGTTACCTTTGCGGCTGGCCAAGTTCTGTATGTACCGGCAACTTCGGTCTCCTTGGCATCTGGAGCTTGCATCTTGTATAAAGGATAAGCGATGCCGGATCTCGCACTAGGCTTAATGATAGGGGAGGGCGATGCAGATTCGCACATCCCACCCATCGGAGTCGATGGAGCGTTACAAGCAGAGAGCGGACCCTATTTAAACACAGAGGACGGAAACATTTTAGCATTTGATTAAAGGAAAATAAAACATGGCGAACCGAAAAATTTCATCTTTAGACGCACTCGGGGCAACCCCCGCCGTTGGCGATATTATTCCAATTACCGATGTCTCGGACACCACTGGTTCGTCTAACGGCACAACTAAAAAAGTCACCGTTGCCAACCTAGTCGCGGCCGCTCCACAAGGGGACTTACTCGCAAGCAATAATCTATCTGACTTAACGAATGCCGGGACGAGTAGGACAAATTTAGGACTTGGTACAGCGGCAACATCCGCAAGCACAGACTTTAGTTCTGCTTTCTTTAGCACTGTAGCGGAAACAACAACATCCCGTACTCTTAGTGATAGTGATAACGGAAAAGTCATAGTTTGCACGAACTCTGCAACCATAACTGTTACTATTCCATCTTCTCTTACTGCTGGTTTTAATTGCAAATTAGTACAAGGTGGGTCAGGTCTTGTTGGTGTAGTGGCTGGTTCGGGAGTAACTTTATCTGTAATAGGTGGTAAGAACTTCACAGTCAATCAGTATCAAACTGTAGATTTAATAAACTACGCATCTAACTCTTATGTTTTAGATAGTATAGCTTTACAGACTGACCCAGCAGCGTGGAGTGGTAACGCTCACTCTTTAAGTTTTGATGGAGTTGATGATGGATGCTCATTTAGTTCAACGACTTTTTCAGGAGCTAAATCAATATCAGCTTGGGTTAAATTTTCAGATGTAGGGTCAGGCGTAGGCATAGCTAGTATTATCGGAGGCATAAATAACCCTTTCTTAGGTTGGAATCCTAATAACAAATATATCTATTGGCAAGACGGAACAACAAACGCACGATACAAAAATTACACAGGGACGATCGATACTAGCACATGGTTTCATGTAATGGCTATAGATAATAGTTCGGGTTCAGTCGGTAATTGTACTTTTTATGTCAACGGAAATAATTTAGGAACTCCAGCACCTACAGCCAACTCAACAAACCCTGGAGATTTTACAGTCCAGTATATAGGACGAAGTAGTTTCGGGCAGTATTTTCCTGGAGTTATTGATGAGGTAGCTATTTGGAACTCTGATCAAACAAGCAATGTATCGTCAATTTATAACGGCGGATCACCTGACGATTTAAGTTCTCTTTCCCCTTTGCATTGGTGGAGAATGGGAGACTTTGAGGGTGGTGCATCTTCTTCAGTCAAAGACCAAGGAAACGCAACAACAACTATAGATCTAACTGTGAATGGAGCAACCGCATCAGTCGATGTACCTTAATTAATTATGAGAAAATATGTAATAATAAGTGCCGATGAAGTTAATGAGGTAGACTTTAATAAAGTAATAGAACAATCAGCAAATGATCTTCGATACTCGTCTGATAGTTCAAAAACTATCGTTAAGTACGAAGGGACTCAACCATCATTCCTCTCAGGAAAGACCGAATATACATGGGTTGAAATAATGACAATATTAGCGACTGACGAGTGGATTCCTGACGAACCTGAATGATCTACACCGCAATACTATTATTGGCGTTGTGCCTCACAGGATGCTCGATGCGATCACTCATCACCCCCGCCGCAACAGTAGGCGGTGCGGCTGTCGGAGGAGTATTCGGCCCAGGCGGTGCGGCATTGGGTGCGGGAACAGCGTATGCCGGTGCAAGAATTTACGAACTATCAGACGAAAAAAAGGAACTCGTAGAATCCATCACTCAAGGCGATGTCGATGCCTTGCTGAATGCTGGTCTAGCCGAGCATAAAACAGGTTTCGATGCATTCACATCCTACATAAAAAAAATACTAATCGGAGCGGCCATCCTCCTCGGTGGCTACCTCGCCATTCCAATCTTCGTGGCAAAAAGAACTGCCCGTCAATGCTCACAAACAGAAGCGATTAAGAATCAAACTCGCGCACCATTCCCCGTAAAACCACCCTCCCGAAATGAGAAATCTTGAATTATTAAAAGACAAGTTCATGGACATGTCGAAAAAAGCTAAAATGATAACCATATTTGCGGGACTAGTCGTTGGCATCGTCATAATCGATTGGCTTTTCTAATGGATAGAACTGCACTAGCTGGTTTTGGTGGATCATTAGCAAGCATAAGCGGATCTTTCCATGAGCTTATCGGAATCATTGCCGGGGCTATGACAATCATTTACATGGCGGTAAAAATTTTCCAAGAGGTGAAGAAGAAGTGAGTCGCTATCGTTCATACGGAAAGCTAGACGATCCATTCACTTCGGAAGGGGATACTTTTTTTCTGCGGATGAATGCCCGTTTGCGGCCTAATCAGCTAAAGCCTGGTGAGGTAGCTTTGTCGAAGAATGGTCGGATGAATAAGGACGGAACTTGGCAGACTCGCAAAGGTTTATCGACTCTGTTTGGATCGATTACCTCGGGTGAAAATGCGATCCGACTGCCTTACATTATTTTGTCGGCTCAGAGGCAGAGCGGAGTGGTAACTTTAACATTAAATTCGACTCCATCTTTATCCTTTGTACCTGGCGATGATATCACCATAGCAGATTTAGGTTTTACTACGGACAGCCCCAATGGGACTTTCCCCTTAGATTCAGTTAATTTTACAACCAAGCAAGTCACTTATATTTCTAGCTCGTTCGTGAAGCATAACGGAGTATTTTATAAATGCTTACAGGACAATACTAGTTCGTCCAGCAACGAACCCGGTACTACTGGCGGTTCATCTTTTTGGTCTAGTAGCACAAATGCCAGTAATGCTTCCGCATGGTCTGCATCTTCGGTTTCATACAATGGACCGGGGGTAGATGAAACACTACCTGTAACAGTTGACACCCCCGCAAGCCCATCGGGTAATCCTTCAGTCGTGTCTGCTGGCACATCCATTGGTACAACTTTAGATTTTACTCTCAACGACAACGGAGTAAACGAAGTATTCGGCTCGGCAGTTTTTTCAGACGCATCATCGAATAATGACGATTATATTTTTACTGCCACCGATACGACCTGTATCATTCTGCGTCTGAAAGACTCGGCACTTTTTAAGTGTCGGTATGAGGCGGGCGGAGAGTCAGTCGATGGACCGGTTCAAATGACTCAAGGACTCGGGAAGATGTATATCTTTCGGACTCGTCAAACAACCCTCGAGGCCAGCCCAGCAGTTCAGCGAGTAGGTATCACATCTTCAACACAGAGCGGGCAGACGATAACGGTAAACACATCGACTGCACATGGCCGCTCGGTTAATGATTATATTACTTTAACCGGTTTAGGGGCATATACCAACGATCCAAACGACTGTTATCAGGTGGTAACTGAATCGACCAATTCTTTCACCGTCACAATGGCAACGAGCCAAACGGCAACCTTCAATGTGAGCGGAGCACAGGTAGAATATTTCTTGGACTTTAGCAGAGTGGCAAACGGGGCATATACTGCACCGGTTTATCTTACCGACACTACCGCAGTGGCACAGGATGGAGTGGTAACGATGGATATTACTTCCCACGGCCTATCCGCTGGGGATGACTTAACCATCCAGTCGGGGACTAGCCCATTTGACCTTTTCGCGGATCAAAAAGTCAGAGTTACGGGAGCGCCAACAGTCAACCAATTTACATTTAATTTAGAAGTCGCTAATGTCTCTATCGGAGATTCAAAAACTCTAACAGTCAATAAACCTTTAGCAGTCGGCAAAGGCTATATCCATCAGCCCGCCGCACCTTGGGGCATCGTCCATGAACGAAGGCTTTGGATGCCTTACTGGTATACCTCCGATAGTACTCCAGCGGACCGAGGGATAAGGGATGAAATCGTAGCCTCGGACATCATGGACTTCGATACTGTGGATGTAATCGGCAATCAGTTCAGGCCGTCTGCCGGGCAAAGCGATTACCTCGTTCAGCTTACTCCGTTTACGAAAGATTCGCTTGTAGTATTTAATCGTAAATCGATTCATCTGATGACAGGAATAAGCGGATCTCTCGCTGATGTTTCGACCAATGTGGTAACGACAGAGATTGGATGCTCGGCAAGGAAGTCAGTTGTTCAGGTAGCTAATCAAATAATGTTTTTATCCGACCAAGGTATATATTCAGTCGAATTTCTTGACACTTATAATTTGCGGGGGACAGGCACACCAATTTCCGAAACCATCCAGCCATTTATCGACCGAATTAACCAAGACTATGTTCATCTGTCTTGCGGAGTTTATTTCGATAATAAATATTGGCTGGCCTTACCGCTAAATTCTGAAAGCGGGGCATTAGCTTCCAAGCTGAACACTATAATCGTGTACAGTTTCTTAAACGGTGGATTCGAGAGCATCGACACAGTCAACTCAACAGAGTTTGCAATCCGCGAATTAATAGTCGGAAAAGAAGGCTCGCAGAATGCTCTTTACTTAACAACAGAAGAAGGCGGAGTCCATAAAGTCGATGGGTTTGAGGGCGGAGATGTGGTAAGCATGACTGCCGGTCAGGCGATTCCCGCAACTATCCCAGTCGTTAGCCAAGTAACCACTCGTCAATATGACGCTGAGTCGTTGGACAGGAAAAAATTCAGTCGGGCAGAATTTCATATTAAGAGTGGAAGCGAGACGGTAACGGATGGCGATATTACTTTCATAACTGAAGATCCTGACTCTACATCTACCGCCACATCGATATCCAGCCTTATAGGCTCAACATTACCGGCAGATGAAGATTCCTCACTCAGAATGAGAGTGAATAAACGAGGCTTTGGCATACAGGCAGATTTTAAACCAAACACAGGCAGACCATTTTTAAGAGCAGTAAAGGTAGACGCTCAAATCACAGATCGAGCAACAACAAGCATTTCATAAAGAGGAAAAATCATGGGAGTAATTACAACAGGACAAACTTTTGCTAGTGGAGATCAAGTCACAGCGACCAAGCTCAATGATATTGGCAATAGTGCTACTTTTACATCGGCATCTGCGACAACGGATGATTCCACCCTTACTTTAGGTTCGAGTAAATTAAAAGTAAAAGATGCCGGAATCACAGCGACTCAACTTGCCACGGATTCCGTCATCACCGCGAAGATTCAGGACGGAGCGGTAACAGCCGCAAAGCTCGATGCGGGTGCAGTTAGTGTTCTTATGCCAACAGGCTCGATTATGCCTTATGCGGGAGCATCTCCAGCCCCGACTGGTTACCTTCTTTGCAATGACACGCCAATTTCACGGACAACCTATTCCGCCCTATTTGCACTTATAGGAACAACCTACGGATCGGGAGATGGTTCAACGACTTTTAATATCCCCGATTTACGAGGGCGAGTAATTGCTGGACAGGATGATATGGGAGGTTCTTCTGCTAATCGATTAACCGGATTGGCTGGCGGAGTTGATGGAGATGTTTTAGGTGGTTCAGGCGGTACAGAAACTCACACACTAAGCACCGCAGAAATGCAACATACGAACTCGACACCGACAACTACGCATAATGTGGATGGTGGTTCAGGAGCAGTAACTGCACCTTCTGCCGCTACGACCGGCAATATAGCCGCTGTAAATGCTTCCGCGCACAACAATGTTCAGCCCACCATCATTTTAAATTACATAATCAAAACTTAATATGGACATTTTAAATAAATTAATGACTCCAGACGAAAAGGCTAATGCGGTAGTTAATGCCTATAACCAGCCACCACAGGGCGAATCGCTCGCATATATAAATGATGCGGAAAAGAAAATTTTAAAGAATGCTGGAGCATCGGGTAAAATGACACCCTCGGGCATTCCATCCTACGCACCTGAAGATCCCCTTCGTCAAGCCGCCGCCCTCCTAAATTCGGAAGCACCCGAGGGCGAAGGATTAGCGTACATTAATCAACAGGAAGCCCAAATGCTTATGGAAGCGGGCGGAGCGGGTGAACCAGTTAACTCGTCAGGAGTCCCTTCCTTTTTCTTACAGAAACTTTTTGGAGGGGGAAAAGCACCCCCTCCCTTACCCGAATTTAACGTCGGGAAATCTGCCCGAGATTATGTCGGAGCAATGGCCGACTCAGGGCTTCAAGATCAGATGCTAGGAGTCCGCCAGCAATACGACCCGCAGTATCAGGATTTACAGATGAACCTCGCCAGGCGGGCCGCCGATCCGATGGCAAACTTGGCGGAATCGAGTGCTATGCGTTCACAGGACTTTGGGGCTAGAATGGCGGAAAGACAGGCGGGATCAGATATTTCCATGATGGGTCGATTTGGTGCAGATTTAAACCAAGCATACCGGGCATCCGATCCGCTCATGCAAGCTCGTACAAACCAAGCTAACCAGTTAGCCGATCAGGCTTTCAATGAAGCACAGATGACTGACCTATCGCCCGAGCAGAGAAGGCGAGCAACTCAGTCCGCCCGTGAAGGATTAGTGGCACGGGGTAGGGGAATGGATAATGCGGGCATTGCCGCTGAAGCGATGAGCCGAGAAGATTATTTACGCAAAATTATAGGCGAAAATCGAGACGATGCAATGAAGTTTGGCGGGTATGCATCGAGCATGAATCGAGCGACCTCAGTCGATCCATTGGCGATGCTTCGAGGTGGAAGCAATTACACCCAGCAAGGGTTTGGAGAAAGGTCCGCTCTTTTTGGAATGCCACAGGAATCGGTGACTCGAATTAATCCCGATGCTGGTGTCAATATTGGAATGCAAGCATACGCGAATAAAGCGAATTATGATGCGGCTAACTATGCCGCCCGAGAAAGTGCGGCTAGTGGGATGGCAAGTGGCTTACTTGGATTTGCTGGTTCATTGGGCGGAGGATTCTTAGGCAGAGAACCTAAAAAATAACAGGGTAAATTTATGGCAATCGGAGACACAGTTAATGCGGGTTTAATGAGAATCGACCCATCCGCAATCGAGCGGGCGGGACAAGCGAATGCAAAAGCAAACCAGGCATTCGGACAAGCACTCGGCGAAGTCGCAAAAGGGTATTTTGTGGGACAGGAAAAGAAAGCCCGTGCGAATGAAATAAAAGAGGAATTAATGCGCAATGGTGTCCCCGAGGATGCCGCCGCTAATATCTCCAAGAATCCATTTCTGCAAAAGGAACACGCCAGGAAAGAGGAAGCGGAAAATCGGATGAATATTGCAAGGTTGGCTCAAAGGAGTGCCGGCGATGCACTTGCACAGAAGGCGGCATTTGAGGAAACTCGAGTAGGGGAGA